GCTCGAGTTTTGTTTTGTCTTCTTTTAGTTGTTGATTGTCAGAGTAAAGCGATTTTGCAGCGAGAAGCAAAACAATCAGAGCTAGTGCGGCGGAAAAGTATAGGTATTTCATTTTACAGCCCGCCCAATACTTTCAGCTTCAATTGCTGATTTCCCATCAAACAATGCCAATCTACCGGCGGTGCGGCGGCGCAGACCTAGCAATGGCTTTCCCGCTTGATTTATAAACTGAGCCATAATCCGGCGAGTATTTACGACATCACCATTTCTAACTGCGTCATCAAAATCGTTCAGCGTTGAATCTTTCTCGATTACACCGGTACCAACATTGAAGCATAGGTCACAAATGGCGTCGAATTGTGATTGGCTAAATGATTTACTTGTTAGTTCATCTGCTTTTTTTACTGCTTTAGCCATATCGGCTTTCAGTAGCTCAATTGCGGCTTGTTTTGTTATCTGTTGGCCTTGCTTAACGTCAGCGCCGTAGTGTCCAAAACCAATTGTGAAATATTTTTCGTTTGCCGTTGCTTTGTATGCTATTGGAGAAAACATTTCCCATAACGACGTAAACAGCAATCCATTATCGCTAATCTGTCTCATCATTTACCCCACTTTGCTGCGGCACCAAGACCAGCCAACATCACTTCTTGATGCTGAGAGCGCGGAGTTGGCTTATCTATATTTTTGAAAATCATGTCGTATTGGACTTCGGCCTTGTTATAGGTATCCAAGAACACCCTATTCATATAAGGCCCGACAACGTCGGCGACACTTCCTGATGTAATACTCATATTTTATATTCCTTACTGATTATAAGACGTTCTTATTGGCGGTTAATTGCGAACGACCGATATAGCCGACCACAATCGTGTAAGCATCTGCAGCAACGTTGCCAAGGCGTTGAGAAAAACCCATGATGCGGAACTGCGCCGGGTTACCGGCACCAACCAAGGTTGGGCTTAAAGTGGCACCGGATGTACCCGTAACAGCACTGCCGACCGTATTATTGGTAAAATCCGCACCGTCCCCAACCGCCGTTGCGGCGATGGACCCGGTTGACTGGATTTCATAAATAGTTGTAGGATCAGCATAAACAAACACTTTGATGTTAGTCGCAACAGTGTTTGCGACCCAGCGGTTAGTTTTAATAACCGGACCGTTAATGGATGTTTGATATTCAACCCATGCAAACGCACCCAATAAGTCTTCAGCGCCAGCTGCTATATCAATAGTACCTGCGGTGACGAGCTTAACAGCGGTGCCTTCATAAAGATTGGTGGCGTAGCCAGAAGCCAATCCGCCCGGGAAGCATGTAGGCTTTGGTAACACCCCGGCTATATTGGCAATCGGTAAAAGCCCGAAAGGGGCAAGTACTGTTGACATTTTATATTTCCTTTATTCTTGAAATTCGTGGAATTTTTCACCACGCTGCACCCGGTTCTGCATTTGCTGGCTGACGGAAATGGAGCCGCCATCCTTGCCGAATGAGTGGTTTTTGGGTCGCGTGATGTATTCAGATAATTTTTCCTGGTCAATATTGTTCATATTGAGGCCGATGCGGCTTTGCGCCGCCATGTAATTCTCCAAGACGTCGTTTGCGGCCGTAACGGTTGCCAATTGACGGGCCGGTCTTTGGCTGTGATTAAAATTCATCATCTTTTGGTAAAGTGATTTCTTAATCCGCCCTAAAACCATTTCCCGCACGGTGACATAAAGTCCTTGATCACCGCCTTCGGTGCGCATGCCCTTGAATTCCGGCCGGTCAGCATACTTTACACGCTGATAGCCAACCTCAAGGCGTCTGTGGATGGGATCTTGAGGGTTATTGGTGGTCAGCCAGCAATAATGCCATTCGTCATCATGCGGAAGGTTTGGCAACAAATTGGACTGGGTCGATTGGGCGTAGAGGGCAAAACGCTCCTCATCCGACATTTCGATTGTGTCTGTTGCGCGGTTTTCCGCCTCTCGCGGTTCACGGCCCGGTTGGTCTTCCATCCGGTAATCCGATCCGTCACGGTGAATTGTTTGGGTGCTTTCTTTTATGACTTTGGCCATTCTAACTTCTGTCCCTCTTTTGTTCGATTTTACGCTTATCATGTTCCTTGCAGCTTTCGGCGTATTCCTTGATTTCCTTTTCGGTCATCTTCCGTTCACGCACAAATTGCAGGCGTTCAGCGCTCAATCCATATGATTTGTAACTTGCCGTCTTGCTTCCGCCGCTCACAACACTTGCGGGTTGCTTGGCTGGTGCAGGGGCCACTTTTGCTTGTGGCGCGGGCTTATTGGCCACGCTTGCTACGGTTGCAGATCCGCTCAGATTCGGATAACGAGCATGAAGCTCTTGGTCTAATACTTCCCAGAATTCATCGGTTGCCGCACTATATCCGGCCCTTGTCAACTGTTCAGCCACACCCCTTGCAGCAACGTGCACGTGGGCGTATTCTTTACCAGTTGCGTTGGCCCATGGATTGCGATCAACCCATTCATCACGCAATTCTTCAGCTTTCAGCTGAATAGCTCGCGCTTTGTCATCAGGCGTTTGACTTACTTTTTTCTTAGTATCTTCGTGCTGGGAACGAAGCTCCGTTAACATTTCCCGGCGATCGTCGATCGCCTTTTCAATTTTAACGATAATTTCAGGACCCTTGCCTTCAGATAGAGCCTTGTATTTCCCTTCTTTTAATTTTTGAAGGTCGGCCTCGGTCTGTTTGATAGACCGGTCTATTTCGCTCTGACTACTTTGCAGTGCTTTGCTCTCAAAATCCCGCAGGCGGGATTCAAGTTCATCGTACCGCTTGTTAGCCCGTTTTAAATCCCTTTTCATCTTGTAATATTCGGGATCACGGACGGGTGACTTTTTTTCTGGTTTCAGACCATCAGATTCGGACTCATCGACCGATTCAGGTGCTTCTTTCTCAACCGTCTCCACCTCAGACGGGGCACCCTCAACTTCCTCTTCCTGTTCTAGTACAGGCGCCGGTGTGGTTCCGGCGGAAGCCTCTGGATCCATATTATCAATGGCGCCAGGTTTCTTGGTATCAACTGCCATAAATTTTATTCCTTTTTCTATTTCTTGTCAAACGACCATCCTAAACAGTTGCCTTGATTAGCAATGGGTCGCCAATGATTTTTGCAAACGCTTCCGCATCATTAATGGCTGTAAAGCCAACCACGGATTTATTGCCATTTTGGTCGATATAAGGCACATCCCAACGCTGGCCAGCATATTGCGGCAACATCACGTACTCGCCCGGCCTTGCCCAGTCTTTTTCAGGCCATGATTCGCCAGTGGTGCGGTTCTTATAGGCAAGCGGTCCCAACGAAATAACCTTAGCGACCTGGGAATTGACTTTTTCGAAATCCTGGGTGCCCTGGGCCAATATAACACCACCCCTGGTCACGGTTTGGGGAACGCGGATCTGCAGTAAAATCTTGTGCCCCAAAGGAATAACTTGCGGATCAACATCAGGGAAAGCGTCTTTAATGGTATAATCGAATGATTTAGTGACTGGGGCGACCACTGGTATATGTGACATTACTAATCCTCTTCTGGTTTGTATAAATTGTCCTTAATGATATCGACGGCCATTCGCATGCCATCAATTTGGTAACGAACTGATTTGAAGAATTCATAATCAATCGAAGCGTTCGGCTCAAACATCCGTTGGGAACGATCAGTGATCTCCCTGGAGATAATTGATTCAATGGTCTCCAGTACCTCTCGCCAATCTATTGTGCTTAGCATGCGCCCTTCGGTGGTTTTGGGTAGGCTACGGGCTTGTTTTTTCTTGGTTTATTCTCAGTACGGCCTTTCATGGCTTTATCCTTTCGGGTTTGGGTTTGTCAGCGTATTGCCATTTTTCATATGGCCAGCCGATCCCTGCTGACGGATTCGGGTTTCGGCGATCTTGGTGGCTGTGGCGTTGTCCTGCTGATTAATGACCAGGTCTTTTCGGACCTGTTGCTGCGAGGTTGCAACGTCAACCAAATTCTTTTCCTTATCAACTTGAACACGATTGGCATCAATTGATACCTTAGCCTGATCCATTTGTTGATCATGCTGCTCCCGTGTGGCTTCAAGTTGCAACTCCTGGGATCGCAATTGGATGTCTGCTTTATCCTTGGCTGCCTTGCGCTGGGTTTCAGACTTGGCAATTTCAGCCATCTGCATGCTTGGATCCTTTTGCAAGGTTTCAAGCTGTTGTTGTTGTTGCTCTTGTTGGATTTTGACCCATTCCGCCAACACATCTTTGGCAAACGGGGCGACCATTTGGTTGTAAAGGGCAATAACATGCGGAGTAGCGGCGGCCATGGTTTGTGACTGTATGGCCTGGAATTTTATTTCCTGATCGCTTGACTGCGGCAACTCGCTAATGTCTTCGGCGCCTGAAGCAGCACTTAAAACCTTGTTCATGGCTGTTGCGTATATAAACTTCATATGTTCTATCACGTGCGAAACAATCATCGCCCTCGCCTGTGGGTTGCTGAAGAAAACCTGGGCCAACACTGGGTCTCGGTACACTCCCCAATGAGTCATGATGTGGGCCATATGGTCTTGGTCTTCAAAGACACTAGGTGGCTTCAGCATGGAGGCCATCACATTTTCCTGGGCAGGATCAACTGATTCAGGTTCGTCAGACGGCATCAACAGTGATTCCGGGTCTGATATTTTAAGCGTCTGCAAATTCCGTAACTGAACGGCGCGGGGATTATATACATCAGGAGCCTGGGCCGCCAATTGCTGCACAGCTTGCATTTGGGCATAACGCTGCGCTTCAGAAAATATATTTGGGTCAGAAACGGGAATGATGTTACACGGGCCTGCATAATCCGACCTTCTGATTATATCATCACCCAATTGCTTCTTAACCAGATCATCGTCTAGGTAGATGCTGTTTAGACGATGAATTGCCTGCAACAGGATGCCCATGGCATGATGCAGGCGGGTGTGTATGCTGGAGAATACCTTTTCCCCCTGCTCGATCAGTGCAAGGGTAGTTCCGACCGGCGCTTCACTATTTGGGTCGCTCATCCGCTCCCCGATAGATCCAACCAGGGAACGGGCAGAGGTGTTCATAAAATTCATCAACTCAACTAGCATTTGGCTGGGTGGATTAAATGGCAGCGGCATAAACAATTTGCGGATGTCATCCGTTGGCGCCGCATCAATCTCCTGGATTTGGCCGATGCTAATATTCATATTCTGACCGCTCATTTTGGCGCCTTTGAGCTTGATCAGGGTAGCTGAATTATTGATGTGAGCCGCATCAAGGAGGGCGCGGAGTGATCCGGTTAAAGCTTTAGCAATATCATTAAGTATTTGGGCAAAGCCGATTGGATAAGGCCCGTCCCACGGAATGCATGGGAATTCGACCATGTGGGTCGCCGCCTTTTGGGTGATGTCACCATCATCCCAATTGCGGTAAACTGCCAGGATTTGCTGGGATAATTCATCAATGACAACAATATAAGGAGCTTCATAATTTTTTGAAAACTTATCCTTGATGTCCAAATTAACATAACATTCAAATATGCTGCGAATTTCGTCAACGTTAGCATTTTCATTTTGATTGAACTTGGATACTTCCTTGAGCGCACTCTCTGTATCTGTCATTTGGGGACGTGGAGCCTTTTCGGGGCTAAGCTCGATGTCACGATATATGCCGCGGGCCATCATGCCCTTGATCTCGCTAGACGTCATATTCAGTTGATGTGTCTTGCGCCAAGCAGTTTGGAAATTTGAGCAATCTTGCGGCACATATACCTTATCAACCGACACAAATTGAACGCGCGGACGGCGCAGGATGTCGTCATACCATAATTTCACATAGCCGCTGCCACCGAAGAACAACTGCACCATAGTTTTTTCAAGCTCGGGCCGAAATTCCACAATCTCATTGCTTAACTGGTAATTGATGTGGGTTCTTTTGGCATCCGCCTTCTGTATGGCTTCCGTGGTTTCAGGGCCGATGATCTGTGTTTTTGCAATCCCGTCGCTTGGCAGCAAATTCTTAATGGCGCGGGCGGAAAATTCAAAAACAACCTCTTCAACCAACGGGTATGAAACCGTGTTTGCCCCCTCAAAGGTTGCGCCTTTGCTGGCCTTATCATCGGTTAGGCCGGAATTTCTGACCATTTCAGCATAAGATTTATCGCGGTTTTTAATGCTTTCCTTATCAACATCAATCTTTTTGGTCAGGTCCATGGCAAGTTGATCAAGCTCCGAATCACTTAAATATCCGGCGGCCAGATTGTCATAAAATTCGTGCTTTTCAGATGATTCCTCGCTATCGTCGTCTGATTCGGATTCTTCCTCAGCTTCATCAATTGAATCGTCCATCTCCTCTTCAATGGGGGGTGGCAGATCAGTGATAAAATTTGTTTTTGGCAAAGCATCGGGATTAATTGGCATAAGGGTTCCCCACCGGTTTCTGATAATAGGTTGGCTCTGGTTTTTCATAGTCATAGGTCAGGAAGCCAGCATCGCGCAGATAGCGCAATCCTTGGGTAAAGGCATCCACATAGTCATCGTTCTTAACACTGCCTGGGCCTGCGTAATCAGTGACCTGATCCAGGAATTTCCTCACCCATTCGACCGGCTGGCCCATTTCTTCCTTGTCCTCCAACACATAAACCATGCCGGAAGATACCAATGGCGCTACCACGTTAGCCCGCTGTAATTTATCAACATTGCCAGGGTTGTAAGGACGCACAGGTATTTTTAATCGGTTCATTTCTTGGATTAGCGAAATACCAGATCCCTTTTCTTCAATCAGGATCAATTCGGGACGGGTTTGGTTATAAGAATGATTAAATTGTTTTAAAGTTTTTTCCCGCAAATCAGGGAATGACAAATGCTCATCCCATGCGTCACAAATCAGTACTGCGTTCACTTTTGTACCATCTGGCAGCTTTTCCTTGAACACCGCCAACGCTAAGCAGGCACTATAATCAGGCTGGCGGGTTTTGGTATTAAAAGTCTTTTCCGTAAAAGCGGTGTCCATGGAAATAATTAAATAATCAAATTCCGGTAGCGGCTTATGGCGTGGCCACAGCCTAATCCAGCCGCGCTTAAAGATGCCTTCCATACCAGCTGAAATGATTTCCCCATAAATCTCCTGCTTGCCAAGCGGCGTGTCCTTGTACCGCTCCATATTATCCAAATATTTCTTTGGCAGATTACGGGCATTTTCATAGGACGATCCAGTCGTAAGTTTCGTTCCTGCATCCTTATAAAGGCGGCGGATAATATCAATCGGCTTCGGGGTTGTGGTGATGATGGTGCGCGGATCCGATCCAAGACGGTTACCCATCTGTAGGTTGTCCCACGTCTCATCGGCATTCGGCCATGAAGCAAGCTCATCACACCATAGGCGGTGGAATTGATGGCCACGGGATTTTTCAGGTTCATTGGCAGAAAAACCCTTGATCATCGTGCCATTTACCAAAATAAGTTCTACCAATTGGGCGTTATAACGTGCTATAAGTTCTTCTGGAATAATGTTTAAAAGACCAGTTTCTCCTTCGAAGCAGACGGACCTAACATCACTGAAGGTGGTTGAGCAGACACCAAGGCGGGATTTTTTGTTCAGATAGCCAAACCAACCCATATCATTGGCGCCAACCAACGTTTTACCGAATCCGCGGCCTGATAGAAGCATCCAGTGATGCCATTTACCCGCAGGGGTTAATTGGGACGGTCTGGCCTTTGCCAGCCAGTTTAAACGCCAGTTGACGGCAATGACGTCAAGTGGATCGGCATCCGCTGCACTCTTTCTAAGGATTTCGTTGTGATTTGTGATCTTGTTCACAGTTTATTTACCATTTGTTCTGTAGAATGCATTAGATGGGTAATGGAGGGTAACATGCTGGAAAAACTAAAAATGCTGGCCGACATGGCCCAAGAGATTATATTGCTAGACGAAAAGATTGAAGAAATCGTCACAGGCAAGAGTTGGGATGATGATATGGATGAGGTTGATTCCATGATACGGGAATTGAAAAAGAAACTGAACATTTAATCAGGCTCCTTTTCTGCCTTGACATCAGGCAATACAAAGGTTCCGTCTGAACCCTTGCTCACTTCCACAAGCTTTTTTTCTAAAATAATTGATTCAAGTGATGCCAGGGAATGAAGCATTTTTTCCCGTGCCTTGCGCTGCTTTTCCTTGGCTTCGCCCATGTCTTTCGGCAAATATTGCTCATATAGAAACATCAGGACGGATGGGTTGCTTTTTGACAAAAGCAAACTGTTGCGGCGCAATACCATCTTAAAAACGCCAAAACCAGAATCCCAGGCTTGACGCAGGGCCGGTTCACGCTGTAGGATGAATTCAAATTCGGCAATAGTTACATCAAAAAAATCAGCGGCATCGGCCACTTCGGCGCCAATTCCCCGCAGCTTATATAGGCTGCCAGCAGTTATCTCATTTTTGCTGATGAATGGGGCAACAAGTGCTGAAAACTCATAGGCGGCCGATAGGCGCAAGGATTCTTTTTTATCTTCCTTGTCCCCCGGGCCATCCTCAGATGAATCCGAAATATCCTCCGCCACCCTTTTGGAGGAAAGGTTGACTATTTTCTCAAGAAATTCTGCTTCTTCCCGATCGAGAGACGACTTTTTATTAAGTCGCTCGCTCATTCTCCGGCTTCATACCTTTTTTCCTGATTTGTGGGTGTGATAAGCTGTAAATATGCTTGCCAATTGAACGCAATTTTCGTGATCTCGCCAAACGAGTCAAAAACTCAGAAAGGGGGATTACATCAAAAATAAAACCATATTTGGAATACAGTAGAGCTGCAATATCATCAAAATCCAATACTTCACCGTTCTTAAAAAGAGAAAGTATCATCTTTCCAAGTGATTCGGATTGCACTTGACGCTTCCATGCCCGCACGGGTGAGGCAATTTGGCCTCTGTGCCTGACTAATGGCGGGTTTTTAAGGTTTTCCAACGCCACGACCTTTAATTGTAGTAACAATTTAACATTTAATGTAGTGTATCTATAAACAAAAGTCAATGTTTTGTATTAAAATAATTTGTGATTCATATCACAGATTTCACATCTATTGCCTGCCATGATATCTCAAACAACAGGAGGATATCATGAAAATATGTAATAAAGGTCAAGGGGTAATTGAGTCCGTGAGAATAGAAAATATGAAGTTGGAGGTTGACAGCATGGTCAACTCCCTCGAGGTATGCCGAAAAAAAGTCCATGGCAAAAGAAAATCACTGATATCTGTCTCCGCTGATAAATTGAAAGGTGAAAGTCTTCAGTCTTTCGTCGAAAAACGGGATTTTTGCCTGCAGCGGATTGATCAATTATTGAACATGATCGACGCCAGCATACTGGAATTGAATGTGGCTGACTTTAATATTGATCGATGGAAAACCGAGAAAGATATGGCTAAAAAATCTGGCATCGAAAGGCTTATCAACAATGATTTGACGGATATCATATCCGCGCAATTGCATTTTGGAGAAACCCTAGCAACGGTTAATGACCTGATGGATTTGATCATGATAATCGCCGACCTATCCCAATAAGATAAGTCATTTTCCCGGTTTTACAATTTTTGAAACCATTCAACAGCAAGCGTAAATAGGTGGATTGTTCAGAATCCACCTATAAGCTGGGAAGAAAGCAGGACCGCTAACGCTTAGCCCTGCTTTGCTATGTCGTCTCTGGGAGAGATCAATGTCTTGGGAGATATTGATACGCCCATATGACCACATTATGGAAAATCTGTCAAACGACCATCCCAAAAGAAAACCCCAAGCCTAGCTTGGGGTTTTCTTAGAGACTAAATAACTAAACACACAGATAGAGTAAACCATCAATTACACAGGGATTGTTTACAAATCAACCGTACATTTTTCAAAATAATTGTCAATGGCAATATGCTTTTTGTTTTTATAAATCGGCATTAGCCATTTAAGTTCTGTATTCTGTCCGACACAATTCTTGTCCCAAATGAACCATGCATGGGCGGTTGTGCCACTGCCAGCGGTCTGGACGCCATTGGGATAGAAGGTGATTCGTTCGCTAAAAACCCACAAGCGGGTCGGCGGTGTGCTGGCAAATATTGTCTTGGCACGCGATCCGCCTTCCAGAAATGCCAGGCGCAATAACATGGCAACCTTATGATCAGCCCTGGCAAGCGCCGCCTCGGCAAACTGCTGGGCGCTGTGAAATGGAGGATTGGTGATGATATTGTCTGCACGCGAATCGGATTTGAAAAAATCAATGCCCGGGTCACCATAACCATAATCATAAAGATCCGTGCTGCGCACATCTTGGTAAGATGTTTTTAAAACTTTGGACATGGCACCATCCCCGCACGCCGGTTCCCAAATAGACCCTTTGAATTTCTCGTTATCCAGCAGAGCATAGGTAGCCCAGCTTGGTGTTGGATAAAAATCTGCACCAAGTTCAGCGCGTTTTTTTGGGGTTGGCATGAGGTGTGAACCAGCGATCACTATTTGTTCCATAAAAAAATCCTTTAAAATAGCCTGTCATATATCCAGAAAGCTGCGTTTGCCAAGAAAGTTATGGCAACCATGCAGGCGCAGACGCCAATAATCAAGATGGACATCAAGCTGGATTGGCTGAATGGGACAGCAATATGCTCCTTATATTCATCGCCTTTGCGATAAACGTGGCACTCTAAATCAAATACGTCCATACACACCTCCTAATGCACGGTGGTGCGTTGCAATTCCGCACCATTTTGAATGTCCGCCACCAAATCACTGGCCTCAATCAAGGCCGTGACTAAAATCATTTCCCTGACACCAGCGGCAGGCCCACCATATTTCCTAAAGATTCTATCAATCAACTCGCATAAGTCAATGGACCTGGTTCCATCAAAAATAAGATTAAATATTTCACGGCCGTGAACATTTATTTCCCTGACAACCTGTGCGAATGCCTCAATTTCCATTTTTTTCACGATAATACTCCCTTATTTTTTCAGCCCACATGGCGGCATTACGCGAATATAATTCCAAAACATCAGATTTTATTTTTCCAGCAGCCCCAAGTAATTCATCTTCATTAATCATCAATATCCTCGCAATCCGAATGATAATATCCTCGGATATCGACCATGACTTGCAATTCTCAAGCGATGAAATGTGCTGACGAGTGGTATCGGCCGCTCGCGCCAAGGCGGCGGTGCTTAAACCTAAATTCTGCCTTCTTTCCCGAATCAATAACCCCAGAGTATCAATTCTACTCATTCATCTTCTCGTCTAATGGGCTTTTAGCGGTTTTTTGTTTATTCATTGGTACCAAGGCAACAATGGACAAAATACTGGATCTTGGGATATTGATGCCGCCCTTGCCTTGGTTAAACTCCGTTTCCTTGCCTTCAGAAAAATGTGGCATTATGGTGATGCATTCGGCATCCTCATAAACCACTGTTCCGGTTGAGCGTATGGTCGCCAGCGTTTTGACCCAATCAGATTTAAAGGCCCATCCACCATCAGCAGCGGTCGCATCTTTCCACTGCACCAAAACAATTTCGTTTAAATAGCTGGCCGGTTTGCCCTTGATTTTTGCCCTGTACAATTCCGACCAGACATCATTTACCTTTTCATCCCATATCTTCTTTAGATTTTCATCATCTTTGTTCAAATCAACCCAATCATCTTTTTCATTTATTTGCATTCTCAGCATCCTTGCTATTCTTCTATAAATATTATAGACATTGCATGTGTAATTTAACATTTGCGAATTTCTGTGTATCGAAGTTTTCCGCAGCCACGCACACTGAAGGTTTTATGTAGAAATGCCTAGATACATCCGTTTATATTTCATCTAGTTCTAACAGAAATTTTTCATCTTGATTTGCCCAAAGAAACCGATTATCACAGCATGTCCCGACCAAAACACAGGCCCCATTGATCCTGCTTAAGAACTGATACCTCATAATCGGGGCCAACGGGATGATCTGCTTGCAGGTTGGGCACTTCGCATTACTCCGACCCTCATCAACCCGGTAAAATTTTTTTAACCCGGCGACCATACCTATCACCGCGCCTGTGTTTGTAGGTGCATTTCTATTGTCTCCAGGTGGTCTGCTATCAGCTCTAACCGCATGCCCAAAATACCGATGCACAAAAGTATAGCTGCAAACCAAATGCTATTACTGTTTTCCATCCATCAACCTATCGTTTTCATCAAGAAATTTATACCAGTCAAATTTATCATTGCCTTCAGTCGTTATAATTTCCACAGGCTTCATTTTTTTGGAAAGCTTTTGTATAAGATCATCAGGAATATGCCGCGCTTCATTAATCCACATCCCCTTAATTTTATTTTCTTGTTTTGTGGGTAACGGGTGTTTTGAATCTGGCCTTTGTTTGCTAATCGGGCTTATAATTATTTTTATCATTTTTAAAACTCTCGTTTTCAGCACGCAAATATATGAGTTCGTCTACCATCATTACAATTGTTTCATAAAATAGTTCCCGTTTTATTGCTGGCCTTTTATTTTTTATGGCCATTTCCTTCAGTTCCAATAGAAATTCCCCATAAACCTTCCATTTAGACTCTTCCATGTTCCAACTCCTTGACGCGGGCGCGTAGATAGGTGATTTCACGGATAAGCTTGTTCAATGCCGATATTGCTATCGATCGTTCATAAGTCACATCAATCCAAAATTGTTTTTTAAATTTCTCCAAATCAACCGGTTTGGGTGGGGTCATTTAAGTTCTTTCTTTTTAGGGCCTGGTTTTCTATCTAAATCAATTGATGTACCCACAAGACAAAGACCATCTTCTGTTAATATGGGACATTTTTCACAAATATGTTGTCCATATTGGTTTATGATGTTGCGTATTTTCCATGATGATCTAATGACTTTCCCGCATTTTGTGCAGCGCGTGGTCATTCATTTTTTCCCTCCTAACTCTCATCCGCGTTACTATTATTTGGCAAGGTAACAAAAACAGGGGTCTTCGTTAGTTACTCCACCTTCCCGTTAAGCCTGGCTTCAAGTTTGTTATTCA